TTGTAGGGGCTCGTAGTGAAATTGCCGATGGTTAAACCAGCGGAAGTTTCAATAGAGGGGAGTCCGAGATCCGTAAGGATAGCAGGCCACAGTTGGTAGAAAGGGACCTGTAACTCTACGAATGGTTCGATGCCCTTAAATTGGTAATTTCGGGGCACCGTGTTTATGACTTCAATGGGCGGGCTAGCGTCATGGAACTCATTCTCGGGGGGGATTAATGTGGGGTTGGTGATGGCGTAGCTGATAGGTTTCAAAGAATCAGCCTCTCCAACAACTGCCGCCACCCTCATGGATCCCGAACAAAATCTATACAAGTATGAAATATACGAGTAGAAATCTGGTGCGAAATCCACGACGGAGGCGTCAGCAATCGGAGTAGCGATGTTGAGACCATCAGCTTCGTAGTGTGTTGTACCGAATACGCGGGTGTAGTGCACGTCTCCGGAACTCGAATTTAATTGGGGAGGTATGAGCACATACCTCTTCAATACTTGGCGAAGAGAAGTGACAACTTCTCCAATTCCCAATGAATTTGCTTCAAAGCCAGGTCTAGGTGAAGAAATGATTTCACCAGACTGAGCATTATCAGGTTGAGCGCTTAATGGAGCGCCATTCATTGGTCGGAACCCTTCTTTTAAGATGGGATACGCAAATTGGAAGTCTTTGCCTCCTGCTACTTCAACAAGCAACTCGACATGGGCGGCGGATTGTCCACCATTTCGAAGGGGATTCAGAACACGCACGAAAAGTGCGGTGGGAGTCAAGGCGTATTTGTCTGTGTCTTGAGTGAGAGTTAATCTCTTCCAAGGAGCGTTCCATTTGTATGGTACTTCGATTTCGAATTCATTTGTCTCTCGAATATCAATGATCTGGGAGTATACTTTCTCGCGAACGTAGTCTCCCACACCAGTGTATCCAGGAACCAAATCAACACGAAGCCGACCAGTGTGGAACGGTGACTTTACGATCTTGAATTTGTATCTGAGGGATCCCCTCCAAAAGGCAAACATTCCCGACAAGTAACTCAACATTGTATTGAAGTGATATTGAAGATTGTATGTGCCAACCGGCCAAACCACCGCGTTTCGAACGCAGTAATCAGGCACATTTGGCACATTGAACACAATATCATCTGACAAATCAGTTGTGGACCACGCAAACCTACCTAAATAGGTAAATTTCTGAACTAGATAAGATAGTGACATCTCATCTTCGCCAGTGTGGGACACATATGATGGTATCTCAACTTGATTTCGGGCATCCATAGCCATAACTTTCGCTTTAACGTCTCCATTAAAGTTTGTGAAATGCTTAGCATACCCGAGTTCAACTTTTGTCGGGAATTCGGGATCTTGGGGTTTTGACCATCCAAAAATGGAAGCAACTCCAGCAACAGCGTCGGATACAGCAGATATTGGTGCTGTAATGGCAGACAAAAGGGGAATATCTCCTAATTGCCTTGCCACTGATCCAACGAATCGTGAAATTGTCTCCACATTTCCTGGTCTCTTCTTTTCATCTCCTCCTATCTGGGCGTTGTCTTCTCCAGATTGAGCATTGTCAGCAGGATTTCCTGGAGCAAGCGGCATACCTGTTGGAAGCTGTAGGTCGATATTCTCAGCCCACATCCAGACAGATACGTCAGCTGTTGATGATGCTTCTCCTGTAAGGGAGGAATACACCACAACACTTGCAGATCCAGAACCTCCTAGTCCTCTTACTAGATCAAAATGAGTTAACAAGTTGTTATATGGAATGGTAATTTCCATAGATGTTTCATTCATTAGATCGAGTTCGACGTGGGGATATCCAGTAACTCCTCCAAAGTGAGAGATTGATGATGGATTGAGTGTATTCTGAGAATACATTGGATCAAAGTACATCAAAAGTCTGCCTGCCTGGAATGGCATGGCGTTGACTTGTACTCTCACCTTGAAGTCACACTTCAGATATCTGAATCCCGAGAGTTTCTCTCGAATCATGGCGTTGTTAAGCCAATTTCGAGGAAGTCTCACGTTAGCCAACTCGGTCAAAGGAACCTGCGTAGTATTCCACAATCCTGTTTGAAACAGAATGGGTCTTTGCAAGAACGATTTAACAGAATTAACTAACGTATCATCAGCATCAAGATGGGATGGCGCAAGGGCAGATGGGGCGATCGGGTCAGTGGCGACAACACCGTCTTCAATAAAAGATACAATCTCTTGTTGATGAACGACGGCTTGTCCTTCAGATGGTCCTAATGAGGACGGCATATTATCGGTGGTCGCAAGCTTGGTACTTCAGAGAGAGGCTAGCTTAGGCATTCTCTCTTGCACGCTAGATCAATATCCTTTGGGATTTGGGTGAGCAAACATTGATCAATAGGAGTAAATACTCCTCTCACCAGTTCATTAGATGGACTACCTCAGCAGGGTTTGCTGCTGATCTCCTTTTAGCGGTTAGAGATCAGCCCAGATCACGAGGTTTTGGGTTTGGCTATTTTATCATCTCCTTAAGGTGGCCACCCTGTTGTTAACATCATGCCATAACAACTTGGCAATGGCACCTCTAGCATACGTACTTGTAGTATTCAGTTTCCTGATACTCTTCGTACAATCCTAGAGGCACGGGGATTAGCTTCTGTGCTTTTTTGAAGGCAGGCATATACTGGTCAAAAACTGTCTCGTCATGATGACTCAATTCATAGACAGCCTCTTGCAGTGTATCGCCAGTTATTTCTTCAATGTCTTTCGTTCCATGATTCCACATTGCCATTTCCAAGATAGTATCTATAGAAAGGGGGCAGCGGTATCTAGATTGATTTCGATCGAATCTGAACTTTCGCTTCAAAAATTGCACTTCATCTAATGTTCGG